GTGTCTATTACCTATAAAAACAAAAAAGGTTTCCCTCGTAAAAGGGAAACCTCAGAAATGTTATCGAAACAACATTTACATTTATTTGTCTTATTCTGCAGCGTTGTTGTCTTTGAGACCGTATTTCATATCCTTAAATTATTTAATAAGGTCTAGTATTTCTCAAATAGCTTAAATTAAGCTTTTTTAGTATTGCAACATACTCTATAAATTCTCTTGATTTCTTTTCGGGGTATTCAAGGGGTAGTCAATCCGCCAGCATGAAACGAAACAATATACATAGTTATCAAAGCCTATACTAGACTTTTTTATTTAATTAATTTTTACTGTTCGCTTTACAGAGCGAACGTTAGTTCGTATAATTCTTGCAAGGAGTGATTGATATGCAAATACCACTTGCGCACCAACGGACATATGCTTTCGAACGATACTACTATGAGTTTATTGAAAGAATGGGTCCAGCACACTTACTTTACGATCAGTTTGTTCGGACGATGGAGAATTTCGGGAAAGCCTACTTTACGGTACCCTGCAGCTACAGCGGATATCCGGAAGAGCTAGCGTTTGTATTCAAGGTAGAGGGCGAAAATTATTTGTTTGATCATGTCAGAACACAAGATAAGATACTTCGAAAATATGATTCTAGCATTAAGTATAAGCCCGGCGGTAACTGATATGAACATAATCAGTCAATTTGAGCAGGGGTACCTATCTTTCTCTGAGTTTATAAATGATTTTCCGTACAGTATTTCTGAGTCACAGGAAGCTTTATACGGCTCAAAATGTGTCGAGTTCTATGTTGCTGTCACTTTGGGTAAAACGGATTGTTGCTATTATGTACAAGCTTACGGAGGCGATCAATGTGAAAACGATGAAAGGTGTAGTTTCGAAGATACGAGTGTTGAAAATGTCGAGGACCCCTTTAGTTCGGTTCTCGCTTAACGAAGTTAACTGCTTGATTGCTGCACACAGTTTGAACTTCTTAGCCGATGTGGATGAGGGAATGCAAATTGTGGTTGCTGGTGAGTATAACGATCGCAAACAGTTTGTTGTGAAGAAGTATTCGGTGATTGGCAAGACAAAGATTATGATTGAATTTGAAAATATCAATGTTCGATAATCTTTTTGCTTTTCCTATTCAGTAAATTACTATATGATGATTGATATGATGACGGAACATAGTTCCACTGGCACGGCATATGAGAATATGCTGTGCTTTTTTTACACAAAAATAACCACTCCCGGGGAGGAGTGGCACAATTAGATGAAAAAGTTTTTATAAGGTAATTTAATTATATGAGCTATTTCCAAATCGTTCAAACAATTTGCACGAAAAGAGCCACTCAGCACAAGAATGGCTACACAGAAAAAATTAGAGATTTTAGCCTCGGATAAGGCTATGAATACTATTCTAAAATCTTTCACGAAGTAATTCAAGATATTTACTTTTTTAGGCAAAATTCTCCAAGCTTTATTTATATCTATTTGAATTTTTTAGTGCTACAATCAAAATCGGGCAATGGTCAAAAGAAGACTTCCCCAAGCCGCTTTTCCATTGCTCTATGTGTTACAGAGAGATCATACTTTAATGGTATAGTTTTTATGATAGTATTTCAATTAAGTAGCTCTCCTAACAGGATATTCTATATTTTTATATATAATAAATAGAAGAGTACTAGGCCAAGTCTCGAAATTCCCCAATTTCTGCCTAGTACTCTATTTTAGTGCATCAGCACCAATAATATAATATTCGATTAATAATTTTTTTTCAATAAAAAAAGCCACCCTAGTTATGTTAGAGTGGATCAAAAGAAGTATAACAAAAAATTTTAATTGGTTGGTTATTTACATCGTATAACCTTTTTCAAATATAATCAACCTTTTTAAAATTTTCTTTTTTTCAAACTTATTTAAAATAATTTTCTGATATACTGCAAAAAAAAGAAAAGAGGATTGTCATGAAAAAAATTTTAAGTGGATTATTTTTACTATTAGTTTTAAGTGGTTGTGCGTCAACCGGTAAAAATTCTGATTCGAATAATATTGATGAAGTTCATTTTAAAATTACGAACGGAAGTATCTATCAATTTGAAGACATAGATAAGAAAAGTTCAGATCAAGAAATAATTTCAAAGGTTCAAGATATGATCTCCGAACTTGAGCTTCCGGATAAGAACAAAGTAAAAGATTACGATGGACTTGTTGGAGCTAATACTTATACGCTAGATTTATCTGAAAATGATAAGATAATTACTAGATATACTTTTTATGGAAATTTTGTCACAGTAAAAACCGATGATGCAGAGAGCATCTTTGAATTGGATAATATGAAAGGTGTAGAAAATCTTATTAATTTTTTACAAAAGATCTAACGGTTAACTAAATATTTTACAAGCCCGCAGAAGCGGGCTATTTATTTATAAAAACCAACAATCTTCATGGAGGAGTAACATAATTAATTGAAAAACTTTTTTAATGAATATTGTTTTTCAAATTTCATGCTGGTTAAAAAACGCTGTATACTTCTCTAAAAGTTTAAAGTCCTGCTCGAAGTTTTTTCTGATCAATATTTTATCTCCCAAAAACGACTTTCGAGATGTACGTGCTAATTTATGATAAACATCATTTTTAATTAAATAGTCTAATTCCTCATTAATTGTCTCTAGGTTGCTTTGATCAGACAATGACTGAAAGTATCTTATCGCATTATACTCTAGGTGTTTTGCACTATTAATTACTTTTCTATAATGTAATTTATCGACTTTCATAGAATCACCTCTAATACAAATCTAACGCATCTTTAACTTTTTATCAATTTTTTAGATTCGATAAAATAATAATTTCGTTACTATAGTAATATCCATGGTCAGATTCTTTGATAGTTATTGAAGTTAAGCAAACAAACTAGACGGATTTCTAAACAATAATATCTATCAAGAAAGAACAATGATAAAATAAAGATACGAAGAGTATCTGGCACACTTCCCCAAGTAATTTTCGCCGGATACTCTTCATTAGTAATGCATGTTGCAAGAAAAAGTCTAATGTATTAATCTGTTTTATTCAAATTAAATGATTCTATAAAAAAGCCTTACTCCAATGAGCAAGGCTTTTTGTTCATAAAATCTATTGGACTGTCACTGCACCTTTTCGAATATAGCCAATCCATGTATCTCCATCGTAGATTGAGTAATAAGTAGCGTCATTTCCAAGTAAGTAAGAGTATTTCGCTGTAACAACTTTCCCGACAAATTTAACATCTGTATTCTTACCAGCTGATGTACTCCAATAAAAATCTTTCCAGATGTTATAGACATTAGGGCCGCCGTTGATCTTCACTTTCTTATTAAAAGAAGCCGCATTCATCACACGCATAGCATTGGCGTTGATGTAACCTTTCCAAGAATCACCACGGTATAAGGAGTAGTAAGTCCGACCATTTCCGATCGTGTACTTGTACTTAGCTTTGTAAACAATCCCGTCGCTAATTTTAGACGTATTGCCTAGCTTTTCTTTCCAATACAAGTCTCCCCAAATATTATAAGTAGCATTGATCGCAGTTACATAAATGTCGTCAGTTGATACTGCTGGTACTTCCATCGTTGCATTCGTATTCAGATACCCCATCCATTCATCTTTTTGATAGAGTGAGTAATACGATACGCCATCACCTAAAGTATATTTGTATTTTGCTCGGTAAACTAATCCATCTTCAAACTTACTGGTATTCCCTTTTTTCTCTGTAAAATAGAAATTCCCCCAGATATTATAGTTTGGACTTTTTGCTGATACATAGATATCCCCTGCGGATACTGCCTTCAATTCTTTAGCACCGTCAACATTCAGATAACCAGCGAATTTTCCGTCTGAATATAGATCGTAATACTTACTTCCGTGCGCTGTGAAAATTGATTTTGCTTTGTAAACAGAACCTAATTTTGTGACACCTAATTTTGAACCATAATCCAAATCTGCCCATCGTGTCCAATCAGCTTTAATGACTGTTACATTTTTGTCAAATGGAGTGGAAGGATACTTGTCGGCACCTTTCAATCGATAAAAATAAACAGGCAATCCGCTATAGTCTCCCATCCATCCTTCTGCTGGAGTAGTTGCAATTCCGTTTTTAGTGTAGTTACAATGGATTATATTTTGGTTATCCAAGAAAACACCTGTATGACCTGCAGCACCACCTGAACTACCCTTGTAACCTGCTACAAAAATGTCTCCACGCTTGACTGAGCTACGAGATACAGCTGTTAATAAACTTCCTTCTAAAGCAAAAAGTGAATCTGTATTTCCAATCCCTGTTCCAGAAGGTAAGAAACCTCCTGCAATCAATGAGAAATACACAGCCGAACTACAGTCATAACTATTTGGTCCTAATCGAGAATTCATTGAATAAGTTACTTTACCTTCTCGATCCTTAAACCATTTGATCATATTTTCAATACTAGCCAATTCTATCTTCCCCTTTCTTTTCAACCATGCGTCCATGGTGAACGTACGTCCTTAATTAAAGGATAAACCATAAGAGGTATTGAAAGAGGTCAAACCGATAACCAACCTAATCTTTTTGCGATTTCATTAATGAATTCCGCATCTCTTCTCTTTATAGTAGATTCGCTTAGAAAAGTTTCCGCAGATACAACCGCTATACATTTCTTAGAATGGCCGTTGTAATACTTCACGTAAAATATATCTCTAACATCAAGTGTTGAATCTTCTAAGACACCATTAACTACTCTTAAAAATGATTTGTAAAATAAAATTTGATTCATTGTCCAACTTGGATTTTCTTCACCTAATGGGTATTCCATATAAGGGTTCCTATCTGTTGCAATAATATCCGAGAATTCTTTAAACGTTTTTTCGATCTTTTTATATTGCCATAGTATACTGCGAATGTGTGCTCTGGTTTCATTAGTCATTCTGACAACTCCTATCAATGGTTTGCAATTATTTGCGAAATTGGTTTAAGGTAATTTGTTGTTGTTCAATGCTTTCTGTAAAGCAGAAACCATGCTCGAAACAGGACTAATAATACCGTCTGGCATAGTACCCAATCGTTTTTGGAATGCTTTGATTGTCGCTTGGCCCATTAGACCATCTACTGTTACGCCCAAATACTTTTGCAATGCCACAACAACATTTGATCCAATCAAAGAATTATCGAATTGAGCAGCATAAATGTTCTGATTAAATTTTTGCTTGTATTGGTGGCTTATAATGCCATCTTTACCCGCAGTATCAAAGTATTCTTGCAAGCGTCTCGCCGTAGCATTGCCGAATTGCCCATCGATTGCTAATTGAATCATCTGTGGATTGTTTTCGGTAGGTTTAACATCACCAGATGCAACAATTCGATAAAAATGATGCGTTAACCGGGTACTCATGTATGAATCATGACTATCTGTATGGATTCCATTCCAATAATACGAACAATGAATGAAACTCTTATTGCTTAGGAAAATACCTGTATGTCCCCCTGATCCGTTGGATTGACCAGGAGTACCAGCAACAAAAATATCTCCACGTTTCACTTCTGATCGACTGATTTTTTTCAGTTTAGTACCTGACATTGCAAACAATGTTTCAGTGTTACCCATCGATCCACTAGGCAGAAATCCACCAGCGATCATGGAAAAGAACACAGCAGAAGAACAGTCGTAGCTTTTGGGTCCTAAGCGACTTGTCATTGAGTAGGTTACTTTACCTTCACGATCAGTCATCCATTTAATCATTTGTTCAATGTTCATGTTGATCATCCTTTCAAATTAAAATAGTAGCTAACAGCTACTATTTCTTGTCGGTAAACTCCTGCCCATCACCGTAATCTGGTTTTTGCTCATATTGATACTGGCTGCTAGCGATATTCAAAAACACACCAGCTAAAGTTGCGGTAGCCGTGATCGTTCCAACAATGATTTCTGTCGAGAATCCATATAAACCACCTAAAGTCACGATAAACGCCGTGATTCCTGGCACCCCAACGGTTAAAACTTTTTTTGCTAAATCGTACTGTTTATTTGTTAACTTCATGATATTTCCTCCTAATGTTCATCGATTTCTTTTTGTTGTAAAATCCCTTCATCACGTACACTTAAATTAGATACCTTGGCACGCAATGTGTCGCCTGTTCCATTTCCACCGAGATTCTTATATGCTTCAAACAAATAATCAAAGTTGTTCAGCTCCCCAACAGTGACGTACCCACGCTTGATGTACTCATCTGCTTTATTCCATATTTGATTGTGAAGTGATGCCTTCTCGGCTTTAACGATTTTCTGGCTTCTGACTTCAGCCATCGCCTGATAATCCTCTACATTTTTAAGGCGTTTATCTTGTTCCGTATTTGCCGTTTCTAAGGCGGTGATTGTTTGTTCCCTAAGATCGTTTTCAGCCCTTTTGGCTTTAACTAACTTAGTGACCCATGTTCCCACCCTCCACAGAGTAGCCAATAAACCACTTCCAAAAGCGGCTGCCCAAAAACTATTGATTTCCAAAAACTCTTTCATTTTAATTTCCCCCAACTGAACATATGCCACCTGCTTTCTACTAAAATAAAAGAGCAACCTATTCTGGCTGCTCTTTCGTCAACATATTTACAATCTTATTTTCTGCAACTACTAAAACTTCACTTAAATCAAGTGTATCTGCTGAAATAATTAATTGTCCCGTAATTGATTCGTTATTCTTATTTTGACTATCAACTGAAACATAATACTTAGTAATCTTCCCGTCTTGATCATACTCGGGTGTAATGCTTGTCCATCGCATGAATATTCCTCCGTTTCTATGGTATGTCGTATGTTAAAGCAGATATATCAACGTATTGAGAATTTCCAACAACCTTAATTTGTATAGAATTCCCGATACTTGGCTGCGCTGTCCCCAACATAGCGACACGAACTGTTTGCAATTCTGTTGCGTCTCCTGCCGCTAGCTTAAATGTGTTTCCAGTCGGCCTGATAGAAGCTGGAACGGTACCTATTCCAAAAGGATAAGTTGTCCCTGTCATAGCACCACTTGTTCGCTCAACCTGCCCTCTGAATGTAATTGTTCTCTTCCCCTTCATGTTATATGAGATCTGATACTGGCAGGGATTATTTTCAGAAGTCCTGAAACCAGCCGCATAAGACAAGTTAATCCATGGTGTATCAGTTAGTTGTCTCGCATGTATCATTCCAGAAAAGCCATTTGCTCTATCATTTAAAGTCAAAGTATCAAAAGAAAGTGAAGCAGATGCGATCAACTCATTTTGATCTCCTGCAGCTGACCCGCTATACCTAGCCATCGACACGAACTGGTGACTAAATATAGTCTCGTATGATTGGGTCACTGCCCCTTGAGAGTTCTTAATTACCCCTGAGTTATAAAGTTCAGCAGATCCAATTCTTTGGGTACCCTGTGCAAAAGTCCCATCATTGTAGGATCTTGTGTAAGGATTTATAAACTCAGATCCAACAATCTCGGCCCCTTCTAACCTTTTGAACACCCCATTCTCAGAAAGAATGTTGGTAGCAAGTAAGTTATCAATAGGCATCCCCCACATACTCCAAGCAGTGCCGTCAAATACTTTAATGATCTGAGGAACAACGCTGCTATCTTGCCATAAAGTTCCTTTTGTTGGATTGGCAGGTGCTGTATCAGAGATAATGATCGCATCTTTGCCTTGTTGAGCGACAAGATAGAAATAAGCACTATAAGTATTGTCCGTATATATGAATCTGGTACGTGTCCACATATACCAGCCCGCTTTAGGTGTGGGTCTTGTCCCTGACCATCCAGACGTTGGCGGATTTGTTCCATCTTGAGAAATAGCATAGCTGATTTCTTCGGCAGCAACCCCTTTGCCGGGGTTCCCTGTTGCCCCTTGTAAAGATAGAGCGTAAGAAAACTGCTTCGTGAATGTTTTGCCATCAGCTGTGATTGTGATCGGTACAGTACCGCTTTTTGATACTAATGCAGTTGTAGCTGTTAATGTGATTATTGATCCACTTACGCTAGAGGATAGTCCTGTCGGCTTAGTTCCTACAGTAATGCTAGTAGGCGTAATTTTATTGATGCCTTTATATACGATCACTTCTGTTGTTGTTGATCCAGCCAATGCTGCAGTTGTTGATCCCGCAAAGGTGTAGGATTCGTTCGTAAGAAACACAGTATAAGCATCTGCGCCAGGAGGTCCTTCTCCACCGTCTTTGATTCTAGAAATGGTAAATACATCGCTCACAGTCGCATCTGCCGCCTTGATGGTGAATGTATCAAATGTCGCAGTAACTGGATTAATCGTAACCGTATTACCTGATCGTGTGACTCCTGTCGGAACAGCTGAACCAAAATTCCCACCGTTTAGACTATACGTCCAATTTGATATAGCGGTATTCACTGCAGTTCCGTTCACCGCAAAACTAGAAGCTGGAGTGATCTTTCCATCCTTATCAACCGTGATGGCTTGAGTTGCTCCTGATAAAGAAATGAGTGGTGCTGAATCTCCTTTGGGGCCTTGTCCCCCTTGTGGTCCCATAAATGGTGTCCATGGTTTGTAATCGTCTGGATTGGTTGAATGCACTTGGCTCGTATCCGAATAGAAACCTTCATACTTGGGATATGCATTTTCGTAGTCATCTAGTGGAGAAGGTGTCCAATAAGTAGCTGTGGTCTCACTTTCCTCGATCTTAGGACGCCACAATATGAAATCTTGTACATCTGAAGCATTTATACGATAGAGAACAAATTGTTTAGAGGCATTTCCAGTAGCATTTCCTGCTGGATTAAATATAACTCGTTTAGTCTCACCTGGATCTACATCGATAGCCTGAGATAAGTTATTATTTAATCTTATTTTGGTTGTTCCTTGATTTTTTATATATACACTATGCACATATTTAACATTAGCTTTAACTAACACACCTGTAGCCATTACAGCAGCAACCGTACCGCCAGTACCGCCAGAAATCACGTGCCTAATAGCATCAGTTGCACCCCATTCAGGTACAGATACACCTTCCGTCCTGCTAACAGTCGACCCTTGATAAGCAAAGAATTTAGATTGAGCAATACGCAAATCGTTAGTGTTAGGAACCTGATTCACAAGTGTACCATCAGCCATCAAATATCCACGATGTGGGTAGTATGTTTCGCCTTCTTTTCCATCTTTTACCTTTACAATACTCAGTGTGTCGCTTAAATTATCCAAAGTTGCGGTAATTGCGATCAGCGTCCAATCTTTGTTTGTCCACTGCGAACTTGTCAAAGTTCTTGTGTTGCCAGTTCCACCAAGAGTGATTGCTGTTTGAGCAGTGTTACCAATGTAGGGAATAGCCGTAAATGTTGCTGTTCCTGTGACGTTTTGAAGTTTTGCCGATATGTTGATTGTCTGAGTTGTCTTCGGAGTATCATCGGCATTGAAAGCCATATTCTCAGCTGAAGCTGTAAGATAGAGCAACTTAGCATTCGCACCATCTGCACCCATCTTCCCTACCGAATAAGCATCCGTTTTTGAATCATCCGTGTAAACGATTGTTGTTCTAGTCCAAAGATATTGGTTTGCAGAAACAATAGGAATTGTTACTTGCCATCCGCTTGAAGGTGGTGTATTTCCGCTTGTTCCCACAGCATAACTAATTGATTTATCTCTGATACCTAAACCTGAAGGCCCATCAGCACCCATTAATGTAGGAGTCTGAGTTTCAGAAGTTGTGTTATCGGTATAAGTGGTAACGATTCTAGTCCACAAGTACTCCCCGGGTTCTACATTTGGTCTTGTCGATGACCATGTTGTCGGAGGAATTGTTCCATCTTTAGACTTCGCAAAGGTAGAAATGGGAGATCCTAAAATCCCTCGACCGTCCGATCCTTTTGACAGATTCCATGTGTAAACACTTGGATCACTCGGCTGCTGATTCACTAAACTAACCGTTAAACCAGTATATTTCTTCCCTTGAGGATTCAGACTAAAACCAGTCCCTTTATCATCATCTGCATAAGCATAGAAGATGAAGTTGCTTACTCCATCTTTTCCTTTAAGCTTGTCTGCCATTGCTTGAATTTGTTCAGCGATTCCACTATCACGAATCAGATAATCTCCTAAAGTAATTTCAAATGTATCGTTACTCCTACTACGATCCGTTTTAAGAATGCGTCCTTCTAGGTAAAGTTCATCTTTATCGTTGACGATCGAAACATAATCACCAGCTTTTAAGGTACGTGGAGCATCAATAACATCGACCTCGTAATTTACCTCTGGATAACCTGTCTTCTTTAACTGAAGAATGGTTTCGTTGGCCAAAGCATTCTGTGTTGTTGCTTCGCTGTTATAGATACCTGTGTAGTATCCCTCATCTTCGCCTTGTTCGTAGGGATTAAGATAGCGACTGTACTTAGCATTTGATTCGGTATCTTTCAAAATATTTCCACTCAGAACAAATCTTGCTTTGCCGGTTTCAGGATTAATTTCTTTTTGTGCGGTGGTCAGAGAGTAGCCGTTTAAAGTTATTGGATTTTCTTTTCCCTCAGGTGTTGCACCGTAACATCGATAAGCGTTAAACATGTTTGCTCGACTGCGCTTCATTCGGATATTTTTCACTTCACGATTCATCCGAAGCTCAATACCTGTATCGTTTCCTCGTTTCTTTAGGATATCGATATACTTGTGTTTTAACTCAAGTGTGTTTTCATCAATATCAAAGCGAAATTGTAATTCTGCGTTGTCAAATTGCGTAAAAATCGACTGCAGTCGATTTAACCCAGTCGCTTCTCCATCCCACTCCAACGTTCGAGTCAGATTAGGAATCTCATTAATTCCGATTTCAAATCCCGAGTCTGCTGCTGCTCGTTCGATATAATAAACGATCGGTTTAGCACTACCCGGCGATCCCCACGCTGGGAGCATCTCATTAATAAGATCCATACCCGCATCTTCACCATAAAAGTAGTGAAACATTGCTTCTTCATCTGATTCATCATCAATGACAGACCATAGTCTTCCATGGCCTTCCTGATCAGCAGTGACAAAATACGTTGCTTCCTGACCATATGCTCGCACAATATTTCGATTGTCTTCGTCAAATCCCACATAGACTTCAAAAGTCGAAGTGCCAGTTTCGACATCTTCGACTTCGTGATCATCATAGTAAGTAACTCCTTTAGGCAGTTTTGCTGAGGCTTTTCCAAGAGGGTTCCAGAAACGATCGAAAAAAAAGATAATCATAAGTATGCCTCCTGATTGTAAAGTTTAAAACTTGGCGCTTGTGCCCAAGAAGAATAAATACACTCGATTTGATTGATCCCAGGTTCTAAAAAGAATTCTTCCCAGTCATTCCCTAAACTACCCAAGCCTTTTTGCTCGATTCCGTTTAGTGTGACAATTCCCGTACTACAATCTGCTCGCAGAACATCAGCTTCCCCAAAAAGATTCTTCACATCTCGAACCTTCTCAACTTTATCTTTTCGAAATGTGGAATGAGTGAGTTTCATATGTGATAGCGGTGTGCCATTTACAGGAACTCCCATATAATAAACAACATCGGTCACTTCAACGTCTTTCAATTCATCTAATCGAATGGAATGGATAAAGCCGCCGTTGGCGACTCCCCCAACATGGAATCTCAACAAGTTCCCTTCTTTCACAATCGAAAACTCTCTGCCTTTTTTGGTATAGAAATTCCATGCAGTCGGTTGAAAGGACCATTCTTTCCAATTACCTTTTACATTGATTCGAATCTTCGCATTATTATTTGAAGAAGAAAGCTTATAAAAAGTCACTGAGCACACCGCTTTACCTGAAGCATCACGCAGTTCCACAAGATAGATACCCGTTTGTCGGATATTTCCAGTTTCAAACCACACGCCATGACGAGACTCAAAATCTTTTGCCCCGACATGTCCTTGTGAATCAGGCGACACCTTACGACCATACGTGATACCTTTGAAGCCTTGTGTGCCAGTTCCGTAAGAATCCGGCGTTACAAATCCGTAGCCGCCATCTGATCCAAACTTCCTAGTACCGTTAGCATTTAGTTTTTCCGTTCCATTCCACAAACCGTCAAACTGGTATCCATTTGTTTTCCATCCCCGGCTTGCTTCAGCAGAAGCAATCATGACCGTATCCCAAATGACACGATCTGATTCAGTGTAACCAACTCCATCAGCTTCATCGGGATTACCAAATTGCAAGATTTTACCTCTATTGTTGATAAAAGCAACCACGCCATTGTCTCCTGGCATCGTTGCTTCTAAGATTGGATATGATTTGTATGTCCCTTTATTATTGACGGTGAATGTATCTGATTGAGTGGTATAGATATCAGTCTTTGTAGCATGTGCGATTCCTTCTGGCACATAAAATGAAAGACTAATCCTTACTTGATTCTTATCATCCATTTCTCTGACAAACGATGATGAGCCATCAATAATAGCATTCCAATACCGATCTTTAAAAATGGAAATTTGCAACTGTTGGGGTGTTTCCTGATTCAGAATCAGGGCTAGAGCATCACGATCAGCAATATAATCTTCGGAAGCCATCAGGAAGCTAAGAGGGATAGATTTCCCTTGATTTCGTTTGTACTTAAATTTTTTACCATCATTTTTGGTTTGATCCTCATAGACATTCTCAACGTCCGGAAGTATGCCCCAATCAGGAGCTTCATCTAAGTCCATTTTTTCTGTTAAAATTGATCCACTATAGATTATAGTTACATCTGATATCAACCTCTTATCCCCCTTCCTCTGCTTTGTGTTCGTTCTCTTCGATTAGACTCCTCTATAATCACATCGCCTAAAACTCTACGATTCAGTTCAAATTTCACGTTTCGGAGATCCTTTCCAAAGGAAGACATTATGGCAATCAATTGATCAAGTTTGTCCGAATAGTCTTGCGTATTAACAATCGTAGTTGATGTTGGCTCTACAGATGGACTCATACTTCTCAAGTTCCGAACCAATGAGGAATCTTCCGGAATACCCACGCCGTCAGCATACTTTGGAATGCCCAAGCGCCGCATGATCGATTTGGTGATACTAGCTCGAGCAACTTTCGTTCCTGCAGGAGCATTGGGAATATACACATTTCTACCTTGAGGTATAAATGGAGCCTGACCAGGGAACTGAACCAACTCTTTGTATAATGGTCCTGATTGATCATTTACGATCATATCTCCACCCGGGTGGTAATTTGTTCCTTTGGCATTTGGAATAGCTGTTTGTCCTGTTCTTCTCCCACGATACTCAACATCGATTACCACATTTTTGCTATATACTTGAGCAATTTCGTTCTTTGCTTGTGTAACCTGTGAATAGTCTGCTGTTGCATGTAAATGTTTCGCACCAACGCCAGTAGTATTGTAATCATTGATTTTGCTCTTAGAGTTTGCCAATATGCTATTTACATTTGTATTGTCTCCCAATAATCTTTTTAGTTCTGGAGAAACACTGTTATATGTTTCTAGCATTTTCTTAGATTGACTAACCGTTAAAGTTGCTGGATCTTCTGCTATCAATCTTTTAACTTCTGGATCTAGTGCGTTATACTCGTTTAATGAAGTTTTCGAAAAGCTTAATGCATTTAAGAGATCATAATTTTCAGCATTCAAATTTTTAATCTGTGGTTGAAATTGCTCCCACATCCCCAAATTAAGCATTGTTTCTGCCATGACTTCAGGAGTATTGGAGTAAAGGAATGCTTTTTTCTCATCAAATGACATCTCTGCCCATTTTCCCGAGTCTTCTAATGCTTTGTACATTGTTATCGAAAATTCGTCCTGTAGTATTGCTTTTTTATCGGACCAAGCCATACCGTCCCACCAACCATTAGCAATTGCAGCTTCACCGATAACGTCTTTTGCATTACTATCTAAGTCGGCATCATGGACTACTAGCTTCAAATTATTCCACGTTAGAGAATCCTTAGTAGCTTCTGTAACGACCTCTGCAACATTGGATTTAACTTCTCCGGTCTTTTCATCAAAAACTAAATCATTCCAAGTTTGAGCTGCTTTCTTACCAGCCTTACTTGATTCTGATGCAGTCCAAGAGATTTTTTCCGCATTCTTTTCTGCATTTGATGCCAATTCTCTTGATAAGTCAGAAGCGCTCTTTAGGATTTTTTCGTTTTCTGCAATTGCACTATCAGCATAATCACCCATACTTGAAATTAGTTGCCCGTTTGCAAGAGAGACCTCATTTTGTAATTCAGGATATTTTTTAAGAATCGTTTCCATTTGAGAATCAAAACCTTTTACAGTCGTTGAATTTATCTCATCCCAAGCCGCCAGAAATTTCTTAGCGAACTCACCATCTAAGTTGTATCCCAAATCTTGTAGGTACTTTTCTTTTTCTTGTCTACTTAAAGTTGCATTTTGCTGGGCTATCTGCCTTTGCTTACCTAAAGATTGCAACCACAATTTCGCTTCTTCCTCTGTTGCATTTGCTACATCTGCGTTCATGGCTGCAAGTATTTTTTTCTTCTCGTTTGCAGAAACATCTAAAGTTTCAACATATGCTTGAGTTGTATTTTTCGCCAGATCTTGAATAATTTTTGCTTCAGATACACTAATCTCTCGATTGCTATTACTAGCTGCTTTCTTTATCTCTGTGATTCTTGCGGTATTCTCTTGAACTGTTTGTAATGCAGATTCCGCCTTAACTTTTTCGTCTTCTACCATTTCACTGACAGAAGAATTAACAGATTCAGGAAGTTCTTTTATTAATTTATCCAAGCCCTCGACTTTCTTCACAAGGCTGTCTTCAATGGTCTGACCTATTTTCTCAAAATTTGAGATCATAGAGTCAGAGTTAGTGGCAAATCCATCTGCCATTAAACCGAATTGCCCTGATGCTGTTTGCGTATTATCCTGCACTTTTGTTAAGGTGCCATCAACGGCTTCTCCAACATCAGTTCCCCATCGTTGAACACGTTGACTAGAATTCCAAGCTTCTTCACCGAATAATTTCCATGCACCATACCCGACTGCAAGCGCACCACCAACACCAACGATACCAAGAATAAGCGGACCTAATGGACCGAGCGCAGCCGACATAGCTCCTATGCCTCCAGATCCTGCCGCCCCACTGGCTGCAGCTCCAAATTGTGTCATGGTACCTGACCCACCTGCTAAAGTTTTTAGAAAGTCATTGGCGGAAATATCTCCATCAATAAATGATTTTTTAACCTCATCGATAGCTTTTTTCTTGGCCATGTTTGCACTTAGATCAATAAAGGATTTTCCTAACCCTCCAATTGTGCCGCTTAATTTTCCGGTAATTGATAACAAAGGGCCAGCGGCCGCAGTAGCAGCTATCAATTTTACGATCATCTGTTGGGTTTTAGGATCTGCATTGCTAAACGCCTCAGCTAGATTACCGATTTGTTTGATTAGAGGTTTGCTCGATTCTAATCCATCTCTCAATGCATCAACAAAAGGACCTCCCAAATCAATAGCAGCATTCACTGCCTCATTTCTAAGCATTTTTAGTTTGGATTCCGTTGTTTCGTAACGCTTGCCAGCTTCTTCAGCAAGTGCAGTATTTTCTCCGAATGCTTTGTTACCCATTTCTACCGCCCCAGCAAATACTCCGCTGGCATTAGCTGCACGCAGCAAACTGTCTCTTAACCGAACTTCAGTTATACCCATGTCATCCAACACACTAATTGCAGACGAACCTTGTTCTTCGGCTTTCCCTAATCCTTCGACAAATTTCATAATTGCTGCAGATGGATTAGATTTGAACATTTCAGCAAATTTGTCACCAGTCATTCCGGCAACATCAGCAAACTGTTCCAAGCTAGTTTTCGAATTGTCAGCTTCTTTATACATCTTTTTAAGTTCTGCAGATGTAAATCCCATTTCTTTGGAAACACCAGTTAGTTCTTTGCCACCATTTCGCACCGCTGTTACTAATCTTTCCCAAGAAACGCCTTGATCCTCGGCATGTGCTTTCAACTCGTCAAATGAGCCCGCTCCTTTTTCAACAGCTAATTGCATATTAACCATCACTTTAGAGAAGGCAGACCCACCAGCTTCCGCTTCAATACCAACAGAACTTAATGCTGCTGCAAATCCCAAAATGTCGCCTTCGGACATACCAATTTGAGCACCTGCACCTGCTAACCGTAATGCCATCGCCGATATTTCAGATTCTGTTGTTGCAAAGTTATTACCTAAGTCAACCAATGCAGAACCTAAGTTGCTAAATTTATCTTGCGACATTTGAGTAATATTAGCAAAACGAGCCAACTCAGTAGCAGCTGTTTCAGCGCTCATGTTTGTTGACTCGCCTAGATCGATCATTACTTTAGTAAATGCAGAAACATTGTCTGTTTGGATCCCCAGCTGCCCTGCAGCTTCGGCAACAGCAGCTATTTCACTATGGGTTGACGGTAGTTCATTTGCAAGATTTCTTAAACTCGCTTCAAGATCATCGTATGAATAAACAACATTACCATTGCTATCCACCACTTCGTCTGATGTTTTCTTTACACCAGCAAATGCTGATTCCCAATTAATAGCAGCGGCAGTCACAGCTGTCACGCCAGCCGCAATAGGTACAGTTAAGCCTTTTGTCAAACTAGACCCTATGTCCCCTAGTCTTTTGCCGTTGCTTATTAAAACATCGCTTGCTTTATTGATAGAACCAGTTAAACCTTCATTTCTGATTTGATAATCAGCAATCGCTCCTGCGGTATTTTGTAGCTGTAATTTATAGTTTGCCAATTTACCGTTAGCATCTTGTAATTGGTTGGCTAGCCGCTTAGTGGAGTCTGTAGCTTTACCGTCAACAAATGAACCATCATAAGCTTTCTTGAGGGCGGACACTTGGTTTTCTTGTGCTTTGATAATCTGTGTTAAACCATCGTATCGAGTACCTAATTTGCCAAGTTTGTTTCCTGCCAAATCAGCTACTTTCATATTTGCTTGCATTTCTTTCGCTAGGTATTGTACTTGCTTTTTAGAATTAGCAACGCCTTTCCCAAAATCAGCATCATCCAAACCTAGCTTTATGACCATATTTCCTAATGGAGTTGCACCAGCCAAATCATCCGCCCCCTTTCACTAAATCAGCCAATGGCTTAATTTCTTTACGTTTCTTGTTTTTCTTTCCTTTTGGCGTTTGTTTAAACATAATTTCATAAAGGTACAGCGTATCTGTATTCAGAACGTCATTGATAGTCCAACTGGGATAAATCCTCAATATCGATCTGACAACATCTACCTGTAACTCATGATGATCGGACGAACTTATTTTCCGTCCTTTTTTCCTTTTGGGTCTTTCTTATCTGTTTGATCTGATTCTTCCACGTCTTTCTCGTAACCTAAGACACGACACATAATGATTTCCATGATCAAATCTCTGTCCCATGCATCGATACCATCTAAAAGGACAGTTCCGGTTAAATCTTTATCATCAAACAAGCCGGCTACAAAATCAGCACGGAATTCAGTAAGCTCTCTAGCTGGAGGAGCAATTTCATTTCCTTCGTCATCCTTCTTAAAAAGTTTTGCTTCACCATCCGTGTAATCCAAAGCTTTTGAATAAGGCACGTGGCTTTGTGTGAAGGTCTTTCTTGTTCCATTGATCATTAGATCCAATCTGATTTCTTTTCCAATTTCTGACATGTATAATTCCTCCAATTAATCAAAAAATAAAAAGGCTAGTCTTTCGACTAACCTTTGTCATATTACTGTCCGCCACCACTTGGAGGTGTAACAGCACCACCAAGAACGGCAGTTTTTAGTTGAGCGACTGCGGCCGTCCCAAATGCACGTAAGACTTTAACAGTTTTATCATTTTCACCAATAGTAATTTTTCGAGAGATTGCGTTGTAAACATACTCGCCCGCTTCAGGTGTAAAATTTTCATCGTTTTTCGTAGCCAATGAAAATCCATCACGATTAAACGAACCTGCTACCATAGCAAAAGCAACTGGTTCACCATATAAATCTTCTGCTTCAGCGACTGCAGCCATATAAGGAGGATCCGTTTCATCACCGAAACCGTCAATACCTTCCGCCATTTTGATCAATCCTAAGATTTCTTGTTCAACTTCAACAGGTACATCCAGTAAACCAAAGTTTGCAGCTACTGATCCGGTACCTTTTTTTGACAAGTAATACTCAACGTTACCGGCAAATACTTTCACCGCTTCTTTGGATAGCCCTGTTAAGTCGAAGGCAGTTGGTCCACCTTCTTTTTGCTTACCTTCTAAAATGTGAATTTTCGCTGTTGTATCTGGTTCCAATGCTGTGGTAAGTTTTCGAACCGATAATTTATCAAAGCCATAAGTTTCCATTTATAAATTCCTCCTAATAGAATAGACACCGATTAATAATCAGTGTCGTGAATTTGTGTATTTTTTCGATACCGCCTTGCATCCACAAAGCGTTTTGTTTCTGAGAAATATTCGTCAAGCCCACCATTTAACTGGGCATAACCAAAATCCCACATCGCAGCTTTCACTGCTTTAGCAATTTCTTTCGTCAAAATCCTTGATTGAGTTTCAACGTTAATTTGATAACTGAACGTTTGCGACATCTCTTTATTGGCAGCATAGTAAGCACTAGTTGGCGGTCCAAGTGGTGTATCGATGATAATAAATGGTTTGGTCGAATCCAAAGATTCTGGTACTTCGTAAAACTTAATACGATAATCAGTTTTGCCATCAGCATTGACAAAACTGGTTTTTGCTTGAATCAGAGGATTTCCGATTAATTGATTATAGACTTCCATCATCATATCTTTCATCGTGCTAACTCCTCCAATTCTGACCGCATCTCTTCAAATGCATATCCTTCTGTTTTATCAACCACACCTTGTAATTTCCCCATTCCTCTAGGGCTGACATATCTACCAAAACGAGTATAGCCAAATTCATTTAAATGAACTAAGCGCCATCTTGAACCTTGACCCCAACCAACTTCGATTGTTTTAGGCGGTCCTTTTTTCACTCCGGAAACAATAACTGTATCATGCGTTTCACCAGTATCCATGTAACTGGATACCGCCTCTTGCACATCTCGCTGCAGTTTTTGCCCATAGTTCTTAAGCGACTTATTTACGATTCGATTGGTTCTTGCAGGACCAAGCTTGGCTTCGAGATTCTTTAGAATCTCATCCACGCCTTTAACTGAAACGCTCATGAAGTCACCCCCAAGATTATTTTAAGAAAATCGTTATTCTCAACATCTGGCGCAAAATCTACAATATCCCATAAATCATCTTTGTATCGGAAATCATCCAAGACTACTTTATGCGCATTGTTTGGCAAATAATCTGTGAATGGATCTCGAATCTTGATTGTGACAGCTTTCTTTGTTCCTTTGCCACTTAGAATATCCCTATCTTTAGAAGAAGGATTGTAGACTAAGCAGGTGCAGTAATACAATTTCTTGTGGTCTTGTTCACCCGGTTCAGGTCCATCGTTTGGTTTTACTTCAAAAAAAGTAACCGGCGTATTTAAATCACCGGCTACAATTTCAGGTCTTTCATATTTTGTTTTAATCGGCAACTTGATCACCTACCAAGTCAATTGAAGCATCCATGATCATCACTTGGAAATTGTCATAAAAGTATTCGAGTGCCTCGTTTCTTAAATAACGAGTACGCTCATAGACCAACTCTTTGCCCTTTTCATACTTTGAAGGATCGAACTCTCCAATGATCGATTTGATATCGGCAAGCCCACTTTCCAGTTGCTTGCCAATACTTTCATCTTCGGACGAATGAAAAATACGAAAACGTTCCTTGAATTCATCAATAAACACTTGATCGTTCATTCATCATCCCTCCAATAGATCAATCAAATCTTGCTTCTTAGCGTTGCTTGCATAATCAATTGCACGCTCGTCTAACAACGCTTTTAGTTCTGGAACCGTAAGGCTAGAATAGTCTACAGTCGCCATACGAGCGTTAGGCGTTGTTACTCCCCCGAGCCACCTTGTGCTGGCGTAAAGTCTAAATCATAGACTTGAGCAGCATCGTTGTTCGTTGGGTAGCCATTACCCAACATATCAATTGCGTAAAGAGTTGCACGTTTCATCGCAAAAGTTTCTTTGTAAACATACACTTTTTCTGGACGAGATTGCGTTGCCTCATATTCGCCGCCAACAAATGCGATCAATTTATTTTCTGGTACATCAACAGACTCAATAATATGATCAACATTGATGAACGGCATGTTTGAACCGTATACGTTGTTAAGGTTCGCAAAAGTTACTGCAGAAATAATATCGTAGTAGTTGACTGGATTAACAATCAAATATACATTCCCAGATACTTTTCGGTATTCAGTAGTTCCAGCATCGTTTTTATCGATTTTATAAGTGTACTTAGACAATTTCTTCATTACGCCAGCAAGTTCGGTAACAATGGTATTTTTTGCAAATGTCAAAGTTCCGGCTGCTGCCTTATCAGGATATTCACCACCAGTCACTGCACCGTCAAGATCTTTAAGCAAGCCTACAGGTTCATCGTTTCCTGTACCAGTGATAACTTTTTCTGCCCAAATATCACGAACAGCTTCGGTTAAAGAAATGTTGATGAAACGATCAATCCAACGTGGACCCAAGTCAAGTGTGTCGTTCGAAATTAAGAAAAATGCAGTTAATGCAAGTTGAACAAATTCAGCAGCGCCAAACTTAGCGTCCAATTGTCCTTCTAAATCTTTGTGTAATGGCCCGAATACCGCAACACCTGATCGACGAGCACGAAGTACTTTGACCCGACCAACAGTAGGCGTAAAGTTGATGATACCTAAAATAGGATGATCTTTTTGCAAGTTTTCAAAGACACGTTCCAAAATAGTTTCTGGCCAAACCAGATCAGAATCAAACCCGCCAGTTTTAACTGCTTCGTTATAGAATTTTGTTTCTTCTGCAGTTAAGGTCGGAATGCCGCGTGCTTCTAAGACACGATTATCAGTAACGTTCTTTAATTCATTATATTCTTCCCGCACTTGTTTTCCTGCATCTTCTGCAATAGCAGTGACATAAGCTTCTAAAGCATCGTTTACTTGTTCAGGTGTTGCATCTTCTTTTGCAGAAATAGCGTTAAAGACTTTCTTCGCATCTGCAGTTTTGTCTGTAATTTTTAACATAATTTATTCTCCTTTTCGCAATCGTGCGATTAATGATTTTTGTTTAGGTTCTTGTTCCACTTGATTTGTTACAGGTTGTTGGATATTAGCCATTGCAACTGCAACGGCATTTTGAATCATTGATGCAATATCCTGCGGTTCTTCTTGAGGTTCGGCACGTTTTACAGAATCAGCAAATCCAAACTCTACAGCTTCATCTGCTGTGAACCATTTTTCTTCATTCATCCATTCACGCAGTTGATCGGCTGATTGACCGGTTTTATCTGAATAAATTGCCAGAATTGAATCATCAATAGTTTCTAAAGCGTTCAGCGTTTTTTGGATATCCTGTTTATTACCCCAAGCAAAGGTAGAAGCTTCGTGAATCATCAATGAAGTTCCAACGTTCATAATCACTTCGTCAGCGCCAGCAATGATAAAAGTTGCGGCGCTTGCTGCTAAACCAGTAACTTCGACAGTGACGTTGGACGGATGATCTTTCAAATAGTTATAAATTTCAATCCCTTCGAACACGTCGCCACCAGGACTATTCAGTTTGATCACGATGTCATCTGTGACAGTATCTAATGTTTCACGAATGTCTTTCGCGTTGATAACATCATCATCCCGCCAGCATTTCTTTTGGACATTTCCACTCAAGGTGAGAATGTGTTTACCATTTTGAATCTCATTGGTAAATTGAAACGGTACTTTTTTAACTTTCGGCATTTTCTTCCTCACCCCCTTTCAATACTTTTTCATAGTTCTTGGTCATAATCAGTTGCTGACCTTCACCATTAGGCAACGGATCGTAATCGGTCACTTCACGCACTTCATCACGCAAGAACGTCCCAGAAGAAACGATTTTGTCAATTTGAGTTGCATTTTCTAGAATGCCGACTGGTAGAACCTTAGAAACCTTGATACGTTCGCCTTTTTTGTACTCTTGTTTCGTAATAATCTTGGCCATTAGTTCGTCTTGTAGCTTTTTCATTAAAGGCGCGATACAAAGTTTACGAAAAGCATCTAGATTAGAATCAAGGTCAGCTTTTTCACCATAAATAAGCGCCGTAGGAACTCCTATGGCGTTGGCTACATCATCGATCAATGATGTTTTCATCTTATTCAATTCGTCGAGCGACTGATTGGAAACTCCTTGTTTGTTAGTGTACTCCTCGTACTCAAACCCTTTGATTTTTGCTACAATCGCTACGGATTTTGTTTTGAATGCATTGTAGACCTTGTCAATATACTCTTGTAATCTTTGACTTCGTGTCTTGCCGTCTTTTCCTTTTTCTTCGTTAATACTTCCGGTCGAATCGATAGACACCGATCCACGAATTTGATTGTTTCGCATTGCAATTTCAATGATTCGTCCAAATAACTCGGAATAGTCTTCGAACAAGCCCTTTGTAAAACGATCAAGTTTATCATTGTTGTATTCAATGTAGATCACATCTGACATATTGAAGTTTTTTTGAAATACATAGTTCTTTACTGTTACGCCAGTGAACACATCATCATAAACGGCATATTCCGTACGAGAAAAATCATCAGCTATCAGCAATTGGTTATCTTCAGTAAAAATGACCAGTACTTCGTTGTCGTCCATAAGTCGGTAGAAGAACTTTTCCCAGAATGTTGCAGCCGACATATCATTGTTAGGTCGAACATTCAAAATGTATTCCCAATCAGCGGTGCCATCTTTGTTTTTGAACTTTACTTCCAGTGTAGACATTGTTCTTGCAACAAAATCAAGCACTGTATTCTTGGCCATGATTTTCAGATATGCTCGAGCGGATTCATCGTCACCATAGACAAGATCAGGAATCCAGTCTGAAGGTTCTTCATTACGTATGGACTGCTTAAAGACATCAAATAAACTCACATATTTTCACCACCTTTCAATTGGATTAGATATATGGATCACCTTCACTTTCCGGCAAATCGCCTACCTGATTTTTTTTGGATCTGTTCAGGTGGTTTCTTCTTGTATCCCAAAGGTGTTGAAGTTACTTTTGTGAAATAGACTGTATTACCAGCCATTACATTATTTTTTACACGCTCTACATTAAGATATTGAGGTTTATACATAATGATCACTCGCTTTCTAAAATTCAATTTCATCCAACATGTCAAAGGCATCATCATAGTCGTAGTCAATGATTTCATCAGCACGCCATAGACAGTATTCAAAAGCCTTGAAGCCGTCTGTCTTACGACGAACCTCTTCTTTCTTCTTGTATGATTTATTCCCATCACCGTTAGTCTTAACTAGTACATTGTTTGTGTACCAGCGCATCAATGGATTATCACCAAAGATAATATGATTATTGGCGAAAGCATCTTCAATCCTTGGCGCCAGTAAATTATCTGCAGCAGTTGGGTTTCTGATCACTTCAATTTCAAATCCTTCCTCCAAAAACAATGGTCGCAATAAATCCATCCGGAAATTATCGGCTACTATTTTAGTTATACCGTATTTTTCACGTTGCTCAACAAACCAGCCGACAACTGTTTTAGGATCGATTGTGGGCCCATCTATGACCGTCAGCAACCCTTTTTCTTCCCATTCTCTTATTGGTGCAAATTTTTCTTTTGTAGTCTCAGAAGCTTTACGGGAATACCCGTAGTAAATGTCCACAAATTGCTTTCTAACGAATGAATGGGTCTTGAATACATAATCATCCCCATCACGAAACAAAAGCCCACAAGCGGCGAAATCACGCAGACTGGCATAGTCTAAACCGCCAATGGCTTGTTTACCGATTAGGTTTGTTGGGAATGGTCTGTTTGTTGCCAGAATCTCTTCACGACTAGCCACCGATCGCTCTAAGTCTGTGACAGGTAAATTCATACGTTTAGTCATGAACTCTTCTCGGTTGCTTGGATCGTCTTCCAAATCCTCGTATTCTTCCATAACAGTTTCGTAAAGATTGTCCGCATACTCAGATAGTGGCTGATGAAACATAGGGTTTGCCAACTCCCAATTGTCAGGATCATTGACCTGGTCTTCTGAATCAAGTTTGCAAATGAAAGGAAAAAGAGCATTGAAACGGACTGAACCGCTCAACACTCTTTTCGCTTTTTCTTTCATGTTGTCCAAGAATCCCTCACGAACATAACCGTCAGTACCCACATAAAACTCCCTCGGATTCGGACGTTTACCAAGCCCACTAATATGGACTTTTACATCTTTGTTCGATTCGTACCGATGGATTTCATCAAAAGCTACTGCTCCATCACGCAATCCATCTTTTGTATCGCCATTACTTGTACGGAATTTTATTTTACTTCCAGTCTTTTTGCTGGTGATCACAGACTTGCCATATTCGAAAGCTTTTTGTAACGTCTTATTCCGCTTGATTGTATTGTATATCTCTTCGAATGATGTTTTCGCTTGATCCTCACTATTAGCAACGATCGAAACATTGTAGTCCATGATGCCGTGCATTTCGGTTTGTAGAAAGTTTAGGACTACAGACAGCAGCCCGTTTTTACCTCCACCTCGACCAAACATCCAAAGAAACTTACGATAAACATTCCGGTCATTCTTTTTGAAATAAAAAAAGATGAATGCGATTAAGAACTTCTGGAATGGCTGCATCGGGAAATACCATTTCTCACCATAAGCAATGCACTTATCAATCATCACATCATCGAAGTAAACATCATCCCGGCTAAGAACATCACGTTCTAAATACTCAATTAGATTTGCTCGCTCTTTATTAAACTTTATTTTCCCTGATTTGAATTGTTCGATATAGTAATCAACGTGTTTTTGATGAATCATGTTAGATCACTCTCATCGTAATCATCTTGATTATCAGTGACTACTTTACCGTTCAAATCATCAAGGTTAAGGTCTTTAC